ATACTGTGACCTCCGTCGAGCAACAGATATCTTGTCCAGAATTGGATGAAGATGTTTCGTTGGCCGTTGAGGGACACTTACAGGAAGATGGCGTAACTGTTTCAATTGTTAGCAAGGAGCCTCATAAAGGATCCTTTGCTCCCTGTGGCACTCTGCCACCAGGAAAAGGCGTTTTTGCCAAAGGCGTGACTAATATTCAACCTTCCGAATTGGACGGAGTTTTGGTTGAAAGTGTGACTAAACCAGCATACTTAAGACCTTTCGTTCGAGACGGGAAGACTATTGATCCGAAAAAGAAAGCAATTGAGAAAGGAAACGTTATCCCCGTGCATTTACCTGAAAAATATTTGGAACTAGCAAATGCGTACATGAGAGCCCGGCACCACAATGGTGATGACACCTATCGCAGGTTGTTCACCATTGAGGAAACTATCAAGGGCATTGAAGGAGATCCTCTGGTCAAGCCTATGGATCGGTCTACTTCGGCAGGCTGGCCCTATATGCTTGATCGTGATGGATCAAAAGGTAAAACGAAATACCTAGGTTCGGATGAGAACTACATTGTAGATCACCCTAGGGTGCTCGCTGATGTAGCTCACATCATATCCGAGGGAAAAGCGGGACGTCGTGTGCCTGCAGTTTTCGTCGATACTATGAAAGATGAACGAAGACCTATTGCAAAGGTTGATGAAGGAAAGACGCGTTTGTTTAATACGGGCAGTCTCCCCTTCAACATCGTTTGCAAGATGTATTTCGGTGGATGGATCGCATTTCTTGTGAAAAATAAAATTAATCATGATTCTTGCGTTGGTATCAATGCCTATTCAATTGAATGGGACACTCTTGCTAAACATTTGTTAACGAAAGGAAACAAATTGTTGGCCGGAGACTTTTCGAATTATGACGGAACAATCGGCTCTGAGATTCTTTTTGCTATGTGTGATGATGCTAATGATTTTTATTATAAGCATGATTTCACAGAGCTTGAAGAGTCCCAGTGGCGTGAGGACTGTCTGGTGAGGAAAGCATTGATGTCTTCCGTGATATTTTCATTGCATTTAGACCAGGAAAACCTTTATTGGTGGATCCAGTCACAACCAAGTGGAAATATCTTTACTGTAAATTTAAATTCTGTTGTAAATACAAAATATTCCATCATCGCTTATATGTTATGTGCGGAAAAGTATTGCCCAGAACGAGCAAATATACAATCTTACGTTGAGGACATTTGCGAGGTCAATTATGGCGACGACAATGTCAAATCTGTGGGGCCTAAAGCACAAGCGTGGTACACCATGGCCAACCTAACTGAAGCTTATGCTAAGTTGGGATTGGTTTATACTGATGAACACAAAAGTGTCGATGCAATCGATTTTAGGCCGCTGGAAGAGATAACTTTCCTCAAACGTGGATTTTGGTACGATACCGTTCAGATGAGATGGCGAGCACCTCTAGAGTTGCAAGTAGTTCTTGAAATGTCGCAGTGGGTGAAGGGTAATGAAGATCACTCTCTCCTGTGTGCGTCAAATCTTGAACGAGCAGCTTACGAATTAGCTCAACACCCTCGTGCAGTATTTGAAAAACATTGGCCTAAATTTTTGAAAGCCAATGCAAAATTACCAACAAAAGCTTTACTATCAACGTATGACATATATCAAGACCAAGATGGTGAAAAATATTTATTTTAAGTGTATATTTAATCAACACAGACGCCTTAAAACGTCAATCTTTACGACTTTTGAAGTAAAGACTACCCCTGATGGGTAGAAGTCAAAACACATAATTATCATAAAGTGTATAACATATGTACCCAGAGCGATTCATCGCCCCACATAAAAGAGTGTGGGCACGATGATGACACTCCGTTTGGGAAACGAAAGTTTAA